CAGGACAAACTCATCAAGATGCTCTCAAAAGAGATCAAGGACACCAAGACGATCGAACTCGTGCGGATGATACTCTATGCGAGCGAGACAGGAATACCCCTCGGATACTTCATATCACAATGGTTCGCGAATTATTACTTGAGAGACATGGATCACAGAATCAAGGACATGGCAGGAAAAGATATGTATATCCGCTGGATGGATGACATGGTCATATTCTCAGGAAACAAGCGCCATCTCCACAGATATAAAGACGAAACAGAAAAGATCCTAAAGGAACTCGGATTGGAGCTGAAGAACAACTGGCGAATACAGCGCTTTGACCATCCAAAGGGCGGCTGCTTTCTTGACTACATGGGATTCCGGTTCTATAGGAACAGAACCACTATCAGACGGAGCATCCTCTTGAGGATGACACGCAAAGCCAGACGCATCAGCAAGAAAGAAAAGCCAACCATTCACGAGATAAAGCAGTTCATCTCCTATATTGGATGGCTCAAATATAGCAACACCTATGGAGTATACAAGGAACGCATCAAGCCGTTCGTTAATATCCAATACATGAAGAGACGCATATCAAACCATGACCGAAAGACTAATCGAGATAATAGAGCTCTACTCGGCATTGCTGCGTGAAGCGCTGGCCGAGCTCGCCCAGTATAGGGCCATAGATGAAGAGGAGAAAAAGATCAAGGAGGTAGAAGATGAACTATATTCATGTTGAAGGGACACAGGAAGAAAAGCCCCTCGAGTTCGATGCCACCACGAGCCGAACCGTGGTATACATCCGGAAGAACATCGAGAGAGTCGAAAAAGAAAAAGACGGCGCGACCTATAGGGGGTGGGAATACGATGAAGCGCAGCTCCCTATGGAAGACTTCGCGGCCATAGCCAGCGCCCTGATATCGTCAAATAAGACCGGGGTCGCAGGAACCGAAGACGCAGTCTGTGAGCTGTCAGAGAACACAGAGGAATCAATAGCTGCACTCGAGCAGGCGATATGCGACCTGTCGGAAGAAATAGGAAAGTAAAGGAGGAAGAAAAAAATGGCAAACGTGTGGAGGAATAGGATATGGGCTGGAACAAAGACATTCGACGAATGTCCGGACAGATATAAGGATGACGTCGAGAAGCTGATGCGCGAAGACGTAGCCAAAGGCAAGCATACACCGGAGGAGTTCGAGGAGAAAACGGGGATCCCGTACTGGGGTGAGTCATGAGCGAGATAGAGTACCTTCCGAAGTCAGTTCACGAGGAGTTCGCCAAACGTATGGAAGATGAGAACCACAGACAGAACAAAAGGATCGAGGAATGCGAGCAAAGGATCAGAGCTGTGGGAGAGATTGTGCGCTCATTGGATCGTTTGACCGTCTCTGTGGAGCAGATGGCCGTCGAAGTACAAAAGCAGGGCGAGAGACTTGAGAGCATCGAAAAGGAACCCGCTGACAAATGGAAGAAGGCCACCTGGGAGATCATCAAGTATGTGATCGTCCTGGTTCTTGGAGTCGTGGCCGTCAAGATAGGAATATCAGTATGATTCCTATCATCCTATCATCAGGCGGGATCGGTGCAATCCTGTCCTGGTTCACGATCACCGTGGCCAGCGCCAGACATCCGGTCCGGAGACGGAAGCTACCATCACTCACAAAGTACATGATCTTCTCCATAGGCTTCGTGGTCATCTATACGATCACGGAGTTCGTAGTCTCTACGATCACCGGCACCACACACGATGTCCTGACCGGATGCGTATATGGATTCTTCGGTGGCGAGGTCGTGACCTGCGGCCTGATAAAAATTTTCAAATTAAAGGAGGAAAAAGATGAATCCGGAAACAATACTCAAAGTTCTGGCTATTATAGCAGCCCTCACAACATTGACAGTGCAGGGGATCAAGAAGATCCTCGATGAAAAAGGGATCTCATACAGCCCGAACCTTCTCGCGGTCATCACGTCCGCATTCCTGACGATAGCCGTATGCGTGGGATACGTCCTGTACTGCGGGATCCCCTTCACAGCACAGACCATCATCACGATCCTGGCGATGGTATACCTCTCCTTCCTGACGGCGACAGAGGGATATGACAAAATCAAACAGCTCTGGGAGCAGCTCCACGCATGAAGACCTCAACTGCAGGCATCAACCTGATCAAAAAGTTCGAGGGATGTCGCCTGAACGCATACAAGCCTGTCCCGACCGAAAATACTGGACTATCGGATACGGACATTATGGCCCGGACGTGACGCCTGGGATGGCCATCACCCAGGCACAGGCAGAGATCATGCTCGGGATAGATCTGCAGAAGTATGAGCAGGCCGTGGAAAGATGCACGCCCTTCCCTCTCTCGCAGACCCAGTTCGATGCGCTCGTGTCCTTCACATATAACTGCGGAGCGAGAAACCTGCAGCAGCTCGTCAAGAAGAGAAATGCTCTGCAGGTGGCAGATGCCATGCTACGGTATAACAAGGCCGGAGGCAAAGAGCTGGCAGGACTCACTCGAAGAAGAGTCGAGGAAAGAGCCCTCTTCATGAAAGGAATCATCGGGAACCCATACCCGGAGCCCATAAAGATCCTCAAAAAGGGAAGCAAAGGCGACGGAGTCCGATGGCTGCAGAGCGAGCTCCAGCGCCTGGGATATCCGATAAAAGCAGATGGGATATTCGGCCCTGTGACAGAAAAGCTCCTGCGGCAGTTCCAGATATCAGCATTCACTGATCCTAAAGAGCGCGACGGGATCTGTGGCCCGAAGACCCGGGACAAATTAAAAATGGCATAGTTCATGTCTTTCGTATTCTCCTTATATCGGCGGGGAGTCCTTCGGGGCTCCTCGCTTTTTTTATTTTCAAAAATTATATTATATGTATTGACATATATGATATATAGGTGTATACTTATATCAGAGTTAAAAAACACCACAACACAGGAGGAACAAAAAAATGGCAAACAATGAAGCGCTTGAGAGACTGGCAATAATGATCAGAACAAATGCAAGCGAGGATACTTGCTGGAACTACTGGATCGGAACTTACAACAAAATGATCATAAATGATAGAACATGGGAGATCGGCTGCGCAATACTATCGGAAAAATTCGAGGTATAACAATATAAAAACTACCCGCCCCGGAGGTTACGAGGGCAGAGGAGGGATAAGCCATGAACGCAAGGAAGATGAAGAAGTGTCTAAAAAAGCAGATAGACAAACTTCAATCAGATAATGATTTGATGCGGAGAATTATATCAGATAGTCCTGAAATGCAGAAGTTATATGATGCTTATACTGAACCATTGAATGTCACTCATACAACAGTACCATTCCAAGAGTTTAAGGTAAAGAGAATGATTCCTGTATATATGGCAGATGTTGAAGGCATTATTGAACATACAAAACAAGCAGTAGCAAAAGATTTGTTTGAAGGTATTAAGGAAACCATAACTTATGAGGTCAATGCTGAACCCAGAGCAACATCAATTACGGCAAGTATTTTTGTCGGAAAGCGATGAGTAACGCACGAAGGCCACGAATACGTGATAATGTATTGTTTATAAGGAGGGGCAACATGACAGAAGCACAGAAAAGGGCACAGAAGAAATACGACGAAGCCCATAAAAAAGACTTCCGGATGGTACAGCTGAAGCTGAACCGTGAGACTGACGCCGATATAATCGCCAAGCTGGAGACCTCGGGGAATATTCAAGGATATATTAAAGATCTGATAAGATCTGACATATGAATCCGTCTTGCATTCGTCTTGCATCGGAGTGGTCATGGGTGACCAAAGTGCGGAACTATGGGCTTTATAAGTGGTCAAAAATGACCAATAAAACAGGGGTAAAATCGGCGGGAAGCCTTGAAAATGCTATAAACCCGTTGAAAAATCCGACTTATTCGACTCCCGTCTACTCCATCAAAGAAACGCGTCAACCGCGCACCTTTCAGAAAATCCGTCTTGCATTTTATCTCGCATACTGAGATAATAGAGGCGGATGAATCAATTTAATATCGACCACAAAAGGCAGAGGGTCGGGGCTATATGCTCCGGCTCTCTGCTATCTCCCGGAGCTTCTGCTCCATGACCTGGCTGTAGTATTCGCTCATGGGCTCCATATTATTCTGATATACAGACTTCATGACCGAGGAGCTCATCTTCCTGCTCCATCCGCCCATATCGGCCAGATATATGTCCGGCATGATAAGCGCACCGGTCGAGGCAAAGAAGTGCCGGAGATCATGAAAGCGGATATTCACACCCACACTCTTCCGGAGCTCTATGAACCTCTTCGTGACGGAGTCCGGAGTCCATTTGACGATGAAGCCCTCTCCCTCCCCCAGATCGGGAACCCTGACAAACCGATCCGATCCGGAGGTCTTCGGCATCTCTTTATATATCCATTCCCCGCTCGCGCTCTTCACCATATCCGCATGGATATGCGCGACTCCGTCCTTTATATCCTCATACTTGAGAGCGCAGATCTCTCCTCTCCTCATCCCGCGGATGCCGAGCAGGATGCACGTGTGGAGCTGGCCGGTGGAAGCATCGCAGAGCTTTTTGATGTCCTCATCCTCCGGAGAAGTGGCTCGATACTCGACCATCTGCGGAAGCGTGACACTGTAGACAGCATCCGGCTTATAAAAGCGGATGCACGAAACCAGGAATCCATAGATATTCCGGACAGACTTCGGAGCGACCTTTTTTGACAGATCCGAGACAAAGAGCTGCATATCCTCATTGCTGAGAGCTCTGACCCTCTTCTGTCCTATCTCCTCATAGTAGTGGACGAGGCCCCTGTATCCTCTGACCGTGGCCGGCGAAAGCACGCCCTCTTTCGCGGCGATGTATCCGCTGACAGCCTCCGACACCTTCAGATCGTGCCGGACACTCCTCTTCTTCCCTGCCTTGAATTCTGCGGCCATGAGCAGAGCCTCGTCCTTCGAGGGCGCGGTAAAGCTGGCATATTTCCTCTTATTTCCTTCCATGTGCGAAAAAACAAGAACATTCCAAGATCCTGACCGGAGCTTTTTTGCTTTCATGACATCCTCC